ATTGGTAGACACGCCAGTCTTAGGAACTGGTTTCGCAAGAAGTGAAGGTTCAAATCCTTTCTCGCCTACCAGAAGCAATTACTGGGTTAATCTAGTTGCACAAGGTGTTGCATTATGAGTTATATGTTGCACTGCATTAAAAAAGAAGGAAGTAGTTATAGGGTTAATGACAAAACATTGGTCTTAGGAACTACTTCCAAAAAATTTACATGCACTGCTGTATTATTGTTCTTTAATAGCAACACCTTTTTTTAAAAACCAAGTATATGCACTTGTGCAATGGTCTGGTGGCAAATGCAACAGAACCAATGCAACAAGACACAGGTGCATACAAAATGTAAGGAGATGTTCTCATTATGTCTGAAACACAAGCAAATTTACTACAAGAGCAACTACAAGAGTTAGTTAAAGTTGGTGTAGGTGGTAAATACAAAGATAAAGAAAACTACATCAGCAAGATACAGGAAGAAATAGAATTTGAAGAAGCAATGTTAAGAGGTGGTATTGATAGATACAATAAAGCCATAACTGAAGCTAGAACTAAAAAGCAGGAAAGCACCACAATGTATGGTCTTTTTCACCAACAAAAATATATAGATAAACTGTCTAGTTTAATCCATTTGAAAGTGCAAAAGATTGACACTGGTCAAGTAGGAACACATCACATATCAATTAAAAAGATAGTGCAGTGCTTACCAAATACAGCTTTTAATCAAGACACTAAAATGATGTCTAACAATCAAAGCATATTTGATACCTGTTCATTGATTATATTGAAGAATGTAATTGATGGTATTTCCAGTGATTGTACATTGAACAAGTTATCTATAATTATAGGTAATGCTTTAATGCTAGAAGCTAGAATATTGTTATTCAAAGAGCAAAAGAAGAAAGAATACAATCAGGTAGCCAAGCGATTAGAAGGCAAAAACATACCTCAGAAGACTAATAGATGGCAGTACAAGAAGAACGTATGGGTCTATTGTATGAACAAGCATGAACTTCAATTTGACGATTGGACTAAGGAACACAGGCTACATTTAGGTGTACAAATGATACATCTATGTGAGTTATTAGGCTTAGTAAAAGTAGGTAATATGAAGCTACATAAGACCAAGACTATAACTTATGTGCAACCTACACCTAAGATTATTAAAGAAATAAAGAACTTTAATATTAAAAATGAAGCCTTGTTTCCTAAGTATTTACCAATGCTTATGCCACCTAGAAAATGGACTTCACCTTTTATTGGTGGGTACTATGGCAAGAAACATAATTTTGAAAACAAACCAGAGGAGATAGCTAATGCACTACAATCTAGTAAAAGCAAGTAATAGAAGATACTTAGAAGAATTAAACAACAGGGTACATGAGATGCCAGTTGTTTATGAAAGTGTAAATGTAATACAAGAAACTGAATGGGTAATTAATAAACCTATTTATGACTTGATACAAACTTGTATGGATAATGACTTCAATCTAGGTCAGCTTCCTGTCAATCCAAGAGCAATGGAACTTCCACCAAAACCATTTGATATAAAAACAAATAAGGAAGCATTGGTTAAATGGAAAAGAGAAGCACAACAAGTACACAAAGCAATGGGTCAATCAATGTCTAAATTTATTCAAGTTAGGCTAATCATGGAAGAAGCTAGTATGTTATTACATAAAGGTGGTTTCTTTTACCCAATGCAGTTGGACTTCAGAGGTAGGATATATCCTAAACCTGCATTACTCTCACCACAAAGTGCTGACTATTCAAGAGCATTACTTAAATTTAAGTATGGTAAAAAGATGGGTAATAATGACAGTGCAAATATATTTGCTGTTGCAGGTGCTAACTTATATGGAGAAGTAGATAAGGAAGAACTACCACTTAGAAGACAATGGGTTCTTGATAATATAAATAAAATTGTAGCATCAGCAAAAAATCCATTAGAAGAAACATGGTGGGCTAGTGCAGATAAACCTTATTGTTTTCTTGCATGGGCTATTGAGTTTAAAGACTTTGTTGAAAGTGATTATTCACCAGACTTTATAACTACATTACCAATACAAGCTGATTGTTCTAACTCAGGTCTACAACATTACTCAGCTATGATGAGAGACCCTATTGGTGGTAAAGCTACTAATCTAGTTCCATCTAATAAACCTAATGATGTTTATAATTTAGTTGCACAAAAACTAATTATGAAACTTAGAGATATGAAAGATAAACCAATGGCACAAAAGTGGTTAGAGTATGGAATAGATAGAAAGCTATGTAAGAAACCAGTGATGTGTCTACCATATTCATTAACTAAATTTTCATGTAGAAAATATATTGAAGAACACATGAAGAAACAATTTAATGAACGTGGTGTATCTTTAGATTTATTTAAAGTATCAGACAGAGAAGATGGTATCTTTGAAGCAACGAACTGGCTAACACCAGTGTTATGGGAAAGTATCAATGAGATAATTGTTGGTGCAAAAGAAATAATGAAGTTCTTAAAAGATATAGCTAAACTTGTGGCATCAGAAAACTTACCAGTAGTATGGACTTCACCTTTAGGATTTCCAATTCAAATGTTATGTTATGAAAAGGAAAGCAAAAGAGTTAAGACACAAATGGGTGATAGTATAGTTAAACTTTCTGTAGCACATGATACTAATAAAATATCTAAAAGGTCTACCAGTCTAGGTGTATGTCCTAATTTTATACATGCCAATGATGGTGCTGTATTACAATTAGCTACAGTAAAAGCTAAAGAACTAGGAGTAGATAATTTTAGTATGATACATGACAGCTTCGGAACACTAGCATGTGACAGTCATTTGATGTCTAAGGCTCTTAGAGAAGCCTTTTGTGAGGTATATCAAAAAGATGTACTAAAGCAGTTTGCTGATGAAATGTACTCAATGTTATCTGAGAAAAATCAAAAGAAATTCCCAGAAATGCCTAAAAAAGGTGACCTTGATTTAGATTTAGTCAAGCAATCTGTGTTTTTCTGTATCTAGGTATATGCACTTGTGCATCTAAGTACCACTATTAGATAGACTAACATAAAAAGGAGAATATCTATGCAACCACAAACACACGTAAGTGTTCTAGGGGAAGCTGTTTATCCTCATCTTAACAAGCCTGACGTTAAATTTAACGAAGCAGGTGAGTATAAGGTGACCTTGAAAGTCGCTAAATCAGATGCTACCGACATGATTAAATTATTTGATGATGCACAGGCAGACAGTCTAAAAAAAGCGATTGCAGAAAACAAAGGTAAGAAGGTTAAAGAAAGTCCTCACCCTAGATACAATATTGAAGGAGACAATGTTTTCTTCATATTTAAACTAAAGGCATCAGGGGTCAATAAGAAGACTAAAGAAAGTTTTACTCAAAGACCACAAATACTTGATGCTGATAAAAAACCATTCCCATTAGATAAACAAATATGGGGTGGGTCTAAGATTAAGATTGCTTATTCATTAGTACCTTACACTGCACCATTTGGGGCAGGTATAACAGCTAGAATAAAAGCAGTTCAAATCATAGAACTAGTAGAAGGTAAATCCGATATACCTTTTGAAAAAGAAGATGGCTATGTAGCCGAAACTAACTCAGATGCACAGACAGAAGTTCAAACGAGTTCAGATTTCTAAATCGGTTTTTCTTAAATCAGGACTAGAAGAAGTTGTCTACAACTGTCTAAACAAAAACAAATGTGTCTTTGTTTATGAAGGTTTAAAGATAACATTCACTAGTCCTGAACAGAAAAGAACATATACACCTGACTTTCCAGTTTCTAACTCAAATATTATTATAGAAACTAAAGGTGCATTTAATTCAGCAGATAGAAAAAAGATGAAGCTGATACAAAAACAAAATCCAAAATTAGATATTAGATTTATATTTTCTAATTCAAAAAATAAAATTGGTAAAAAATCCAAAACAACTTATGGGAAATGGTGTGAGATGTTTGGGTTTAAATATCATTGCGTACAATCAACAAAAAAAGAAATACCAGATGACTGGTTAAAGGAGATAAAGGAAAAACAAAATGGCAAGACAAGAAACTAAATATATTGTTATTCATTGTTCACAGACTAGACCCAGTCAGGACATAGGAGTAAAAGAAATTGACAGATGGCATAGAGAACGTGGGTGGTTAAAAGTTGGCTATGCAAGAGTTATCAAAAGAGATGGCACTGTAGAACAGGGCAGAGATGACAGCGAATTACAAGCACATGTAAAAGATTATAACCATGTATCAACTTCAGTATGTGTTGTAGGTGGTGCAATGGAAGAAGACTGGCAAGAACCACAAGATAACTTCACAGCAAACCAGTGGGAGAGTTTAAAACGAGTTTTAGAAGAACTTGTTGTTAAATATCCTGAAGCAAGAATTGTAGGACATTATGAACTTGATGAAAGAAAAACATGTCCTAATTTTAACGTAAGAGAATACTTATTGAACGAAGACGTTAAAGATTACAAGTTCCAAGATAGCACTGTCTCTGATGCAGACATTCAGGAAATGAAAGATGCAGGAGAACTCTAGCACTTTCATTAGACATGCACCTTGCGAAAATTGTGGTAGCCGAGACAACCTAGCTATCTACCTAAACCATACCTACTGTTTCGGTTGCCACGATTACAAGAAAACACATGGCGAACTTCCTGAAGTTGCCACAAAGAAACAAAATACAAATATGATAAGTGGAATAATAGAAGCATTACCTAAACGAAAATTAAATAGTGAAACCTGTAAAGTCTTTAAATATGAGACTGGCACATACAAAGGTAAGAGTTGCCATATCGCAAATTACTTTGACAAAGATTATAACAAAGTAGCACAGCATTTAAGGTTTCCTGACAAATCATTTATATGGATTGGAGATACCACAAATATAGCTCTCTTTGGTCAGCACTTGTGGAGAGATGGTGGTAAAAACATCATAATCACAGAAGGAGAACTTGACGCAATGTCTGTATCACAAATGCAGAACAATCGTTATCCAGTGGTGTCAGTTCCTAGTGGCTCTGCAAGTGCAAAGAAATATATCAAGAGAGAACTTGAATGGTTATCTAAATTTGAAAACATTGTATTGATGTTTGATAATGATGAAGCAGGAAACAAAGCATCTATTGAATGTGCAAATATATTACCTGTAAGAAAAGTTAAGATTGCAAAACTACAAGAAAAAGATGCAAGTGACTTATTACAAAAAGGTCAAGGCTCAAAAATTATTGATGCTATGTGGGAAGCTAAAGCCTACACACCACAAGGTATTATACAAGGTGTAGATACAAAAGAATTATTACTTAATGATGAACAAGTAGAAAGTATTCCTTATCAATGGAATGGACTAAATGAAAAACTACAAGGCATAAGATTTGGTGAACTAAATTTATTATGTGGTGGTTCAGGCACAGGTAAATCTCAAATGACAAGAGAGATTGCTTATGATTGTATTTTAAAAGGTCACAAGGTTGGCTACATTGCATTAGAAGAAAGTGTTAAAAGAAGTATAAGAGGATTAGTAAGTGTAGGATTAAATGCACAAATACATAATCCTGTAATTCGCAAAAATATTTCTGACGAAAAAATTTTAGAGGAGTTTGATAAAGTCAAAAACCATGTAGCATTTTACGACCACTTTGGAAGTTCAGACAGTACAGACTTGATGAACAGAATTAGATACATGGTGCAGTCACTAGATTGTAAAGTAATTATATTAGACCACATATCAATAGTTGTTTCAGGAATTGAAGAAGGTGATGAGAGAAGAACTATAGATAACTTAATGACACAACTAAGAAA